GGTCGATAACGGCAAGAGTGTCAGCTCTTTCCTCTGCGATTCGAATTATGTGGTCGGTGAGACCGCTCTGTGTGATACCCGGCGCAGTTAACAGATTAATGTCTGCTAACTCAGGATCGGCCACTGTATCGACTGCGCGCTTAACAGAGTAGTACATAGCATCGTTCATCTCTGTAGATGTTGATGACCACTGGCTGTTTCTGAGCGGGTCTTTCTCTGTAATATCTAATCCGTCGTAGCCGCCGAAGAATGGTACAGTAAATCGGTCGAAGCCGCGGTCAAGTACTTCTGTATATGAAGAACTAGCTGCTGTCATCGATGTACCGGCTTTCCGGCCACCGCCTTCGTGTGCGGTAACAATATCTTCTCTATTAGATCCACTGTAGAAAGCGCTTCGTCGATCTGAGTTGTATACCAAGTTGTCCATGGAGAAGCCTGGGCCGCGCTCTAGGGCGTTAACGCCAGTTGGGTTCGTCCTGTTTCCGGAGAAACCTGCAGGTACCATTCTAACAACATCTCTGATACTTTCATCAAAAAGGGTGGAAGTCTGAGATCTTGCGTTGTGGTATCCGAAGTATGCATCGCGGCCGTCGCGTACACCACCGTCAGTGCCGGAGTGTCGCAAAGGAATTGATGGAAATAAGATACTCGCTGTGGCCGGTGACGAAGTGCCCCTTCCAGGGAAGACGGCAAACCGCGGCGAGTTGATCCCTTTGGCTGCTAACAAGTCAGAACTAGCAGAGTTATGAATTGCTGCATCGCGTGCAGCGTCGGCATTGCCGAGTACGAAAATTTCGTCTGTGGCGGCGCCGGCGCTTGCGCCTATGCCCTTCCCGAACGCTTTGGCTAGCACAGAAGAAGAAGAGATTCTAAAGTCAGAGTATTTAACAATACCCTTGAATCCGAATGGGAGGTACCTTGGGTCCGTCGCACCAGCGGCAACATCTCTATTAACGCTTACTCTAATGTACTTAGACTGGTTATCGAACTCGCCATACTCTCTGTTTCTTCTGTCCGTCTCATCCCAAGAGATGTAACGATCTCCGATGCGGGTAGCAACGTAGTTTGGAGCGTTGGGGTTCAACGTTAGGTTGTTGAACTGCTCAATGATCTGCGGGCGGGCATCACTATCTTCGATCTTTCTAATCTGAAGGCCGAACGTGCCATAGGGATCGTAATCAGGCGCCTGGGACTGTTGAACATCGACAACTGAAACCTTGAGGTTACTCTGTGTCCACTCTGCGTCATCGAGGGCAACACATGTGAATAATTCCTGCTGATTGTTAATCTTAAAGGAGCCCGAGTCTGTTGTAAGATCCTGACCAATAATTGGTGGGGTTTCTGGCAACTGGTATCCGATTCGGAAGTCACCGGCAGATGTTGCACCAGCTGAACCAGAGCCCAATCCGAGAATAACACCGTAGTTTGTACCGGAGGCTACGTTGTCATTAACGTGCCTTTCGAATGTCTCACCTAACCAATATGATTCAGCTGTTCCAGCTGTAATTGTGCTGTTGGTCAACTGCGGATTTGTGTTAAAGACTTTTCTAATGTATTTGCTTGAGCCTCGGTCGAAATTGAATGAAGTATCAACTGCTACGGAGCCTGCATCTTTAATAACAACTTTGAAAGTGTTAGAGGTATCCTGAGAATTAAAGAACACACCGTTTGAAGATGTAGAAATCATCGTGGATCCGTCGTGGGAGAGGGTACCACTTAGAGCGATCTTTGCGCCGCTCTTAAGGTACCACACTGCTGCGAGGGCACCACTAACGGTTGTGCCGGCGGAAGCAGAGCCAATAATGAACAGTCCGTATACGCCGCCAGAACCAGTGCCGGTAGTTCTTGGAACGTGCCAGCCGGCTTTAGCAGACTTAGCTGAAGTGGACGCATGCTGTGCACCCAATACTCTAACAACCGTCACTGGGGCACTGTTTCTCAGGTATGCCTGTGCGGCGTATGATGCATATGTTGGGGCAGAAAGATTTCCATCTCTCCAAACGTCGCCAGCCTTGTTGCCAGCAACCGGTTCACCGAATGTGTCAACGAACTCGGAAAACGAGCTGACGGTGGTTGGTCTTAATGCGGGGCCTCTTAACGTACGGCCAATAATTGCGGGGCCACCATCTGCGCGGGCGGCGGGAATTTGCGATTGGTCTATCTCCTCAATGAAGATGCCTGGGGACACAAACCTAAATCTATCTACAGACATTATCGAACACTCCTTATGTTTCTAATCTTAAGCCTTAAAGTAGCTTTTATTCTCTATTAAATAGTGATTCAAAGATTCAAAATCCATCTATTCTTTATAAAAGCCTCTTTTATCGATATGTTCTGGAATGTCTCCGTATATAACCCTCTCTCTGGGTATTTTAACGTCAACCGCGTTCTCTCTTACAACTATTTTTGGAGAGTCCTGATTGGGCCCATCTCCGATGAGATATCCTAGTACTTCTATCTTGACAACCGTTTCATAATTTCTCTGTTCCATGCTCACAGAGGAGATGTTGCTATTGTTGGCGAAGCTGCCATCGATAAATGCCTCAAATTTATGGCCATCTCGACTAAGACGAACGGGCATCCTGTTCTGGCCACCCTGGCGGATCAACTTCGTTATAAAATCATTCATCTGCTGTTGATATTCGGCTCTCAGGCTTATCTCATAATCTACAGAAACCCACACTGGGAGTGGAATAGAGACGGTCTGATACACAGTCTTACCGCGCGTAATGCCCGGGTAGTATCTCTGGCCATGGCCGGTGGTGTGCGTCTTCCTAGCGCGTTGTGCAGCTTGGAAGTTTGATGTTTTTTCTTGGTTGATCTTCCTAGCGATTGTGATTGTACCGCCGCGTTCATCGTTTGCTGGTATAATGTTCGAATATGGAATCGCTCTCTTGTTCGGATCTTTTATAACTGCTTTTCTTTCTATGGATATCAGGGGGAGAATCAACGTCTCTTCCTTGTCTCTAACTTCTTTGTTATTTTTAATCTGATATGCTCGTTCGGGAGTAACCCAGATAACCGGGGTCTTTACAAAACCCTTGTTTGTAGATGTGTGTAAGTCTAGGCCATCGTTGATATAGTCAAACACAGAATAATCAATCGTTTCCAAAGTCGATGGCATTAAAACAATCTCTTCGATTATTGAAGTGTCTTCAACTCCAGTATGCGAATTTGGATCTTTTTTCTTACTTGGCATCGAATGTCCCCTGGCGCGCTCTTATACACTCTGCGCTAACCTGAAATTTGTGATCCACTTGACCAAAGTAGAATCTTTGATCATTGTAAAGTTTTACTACTTCATAATGGTATTCGCCATACTGTACGAAATCTCCCACCCGAACATGTAGATCTTGATCCTCTGTCAACCTTCTTCGGTGGAAGTGGACATTGATCTTGCTCTGGTATTCATAGCCGTATTTAACATTTGTCTGAGTTGTTTCCATTTCAACGTATGCGTAGACTCGGACGGGCGGCAAGAAGTTTTTCTTTATAGCTTCGCCGTACAGAGGGTGGAAGTTTGTATTCTCTTTACTTATTGGAAAATACAAGACTTGTTGCCCAACGACGCGTTCAGCCAATTCATCGTTGACTTGTTTGACCAGATCTCGCTCCTTCTTTCCAAAAAACATTGGAGGAGGGGGCGCATCCGGCTGTTTCCATTTATCTTTTTCGTCGGCCATTTAATTAACCCACGTATATGCCAGTTGGAATCTTCTTGAAAACGCCTTCGGTGCTGTCGGCAATGGAATTGTTTGTTTCTGATATCTTGCTGTATGTAAGCTCATCAAGTGTCGTTTTAAGCTCGTCTCTCAAAGCGTCTTGTTCGGCCTTCGCTTGACCTAGAAGGTCAGCTGCGTTGAGCGTGACACTCTCTCCTGGGATTGGAACTGTAGAGAATTTGCCGCGAACTTGTCCAAGCATCTCTTTCGTCAAAGCTAAAGCGAATCTCCTGATCCACTGCTTACCAATTGAATTAATTTTATCATATGGCAAGTTCTGGAACGGGAGAGTGTTCATGTTATTAACACCGTCGACTCCACCCTTCCTGTCCTCATCCTCCGTCCACACATCCGATGCAACGGTATATTCAACCCAGAATTGGGTGGGACTCGTGCCGTCTGGAATGGGGAACAGTCTTAACTTATTGTTTTTTATCTCATATGAATAATGAGATGTCCTAGTCCATATGGCGTCTTCGTATGCGGTGGCCTGAAGTTTGTTCTGCCACACTGGAACAATCTCAAAGGTGGAATCATCGGCATATTGTCCGTAAGTTCTCATATTGCCGACAACGTGGAAGCCGCCATAGTATCCATAAAACCTCCACATCGCTCTGGACGTTTTGTAGAAAACCTTTCTAATTGTAACTCTCTTGTTCCCAACTCTAGTTTTATTGCTAGCAGAGAGTAATTGTTGTAAATCGTAATCCTGCTGATTGCCAGAAGTGGTAAACGATCCAGAGTATATATTCTCAGAACCACCTATGCCAACGTCTGTACCTACCCGGTCTCCGACTCGGTGCTGATATGCATAATCGAACTTTGGAAACTTCAATTCGGCGCGAGAGCCGGCTAGGCTGGAAGATAAATCTCCAGAAAGAAGATTCCCCTTGTGGTCAAATGATCCTGTAGAGTTGCCCAAAGCGGAGGGCAGGGCGTTCTTGCTTTGATGAATGTTTACTAAATAAGAATATTCTAACACCGCTTCTTCGTATGCGGCGTACACGTTGCCCTCAGTCAGCTCAATATCTAGGATGTTCCCACCAAGCTTCTTATAAGTATATGCCACCTGATCGCTAGCACCTGACAAAAAGTCTACTGATCCTGTATAGATAGCGAATGGACACTCGGCAGCGACTTTAAAAGCCGATCCGGTGGCCGACAAAACTATAGTGCTAGTTTTCTGTTTTGGTGAAAGTTTTATTTCTGACATTGATGGGCCCTCTAGAATTAAGTAGTGTTCCCACTACAAAAAAGAATGCCCCGCCTCAAAGAGACGGGGCATTACTCAATTTATTTGCAGAGCTTGTTATACCAAGTCAGCAACAACTACTAGACCATACATGTCTGGACGAACCATTTGCTTGGCGTAGCGAGTCATCACGCCCTTGCGAGGCACGAAGTCTTCAACACCAAAGATGGTAGGTGTAGTCTGTAGTGGTACGTACGGAGCGTAGACATAGCCACTCTCCAAGAAGGAACCACCACGACGACCGACGAGTACGATTGAACGTGGGAAGTAAGGATCGACAAAAACGTCCCACTTCTTGCTCAAGTTACCAACGCGGACAGCGCCGACATCACCACGATCAGAATCGCCTGTGACGTTTGCACGGAAACCAGCTGTGAACTCAAGAATGTTGGCAACTTCAGGTCCGCAGACGATGAAGTTAGCGCCACCACGAAGGGTCTTGCGGTGAATCTGAGCGGAAACATCATTGATTGTTTCAATGAGTGTTTCGTACCATTCACTTACGTTACCGGTGAAGTCTGGAGTTGCTGTGTTAGCACCAATCTCTAGACCAGTCAGGCGGTTAACGAAACGACCAGCAGCGCGGCTCCAGTAGCGGATACCAGCTGTCTGACCATTTACCAAGTCGGCAAGAATCTCACGGTCGATCTCAAGAGCGATCTGCTCGGAAAGAATGCTTGTAAGCTCAACTTCAGCGTCGAGGTTATGGTAAGCGTTCAAGTCCTGGCCAAGCTCTGGGGACCACTTGGCCTTGAGCTTCTTAGTCACTGCGGTTACAGCGATGGAATCAATCTTGATGTCGATCTCTGGGATCTTGGATTCGCCTTCAAGTGCCCACTCGGTCTGACCCTTGATAGAACCAATTGCTCCACCATTTGTCATGTTGTCCATCTCTGGGAAGGAGAAGCGAACGCCTCTGCCTGCGTCAGCAGCGCCACCGTGAGCAGCACCACCAGCAGCGTTAATAGAACCTGTGAGGGTCTTAACAGTAACGCCAGAGTTACCCTGGACGACGAAGAGGATGTGGTTTCGAGCCTGTCCGCCCGCTGCAGAACCAGAGAACTGGGTCAAGCGGCGTACGAGGGAGCCGGAAATCAAACCTGTGTTGCGCATCGAGATTGCCGGCAGGTTGTTTAAGCTCGGGAGCGTGCCGTTGTTGCCTGTAAGTGCAGACTTTGCAATCTTGATAACTGCGATTGTAGAAGAGCCAGAAGTTAAGTCAGCGTCGAAACGGCAAACTCGGTCGAGGTCTTCGTTGTTACCACCGAAAGTACCAGCGATAATAACGTCTTCGCCGGCGGTACCAAGGCCAGCATCAAGCTGGAAAGTACCGGACGAACCAGTTGCGGAAGTGAAGCCGTTGTTGAGGGCGTATGGGCCATCTTCAGCAGCATCACCAGTGAGGTTAACACCACCGGTCAACTGGCGAGCAACTGCGTTGCCACCGTAGAGGGATTCGTTAACTTCATAACCCAAACGAGAAGTGACAGATGTGTCACCGCCTACGTCTGGGGATACGACGAAATCGAGGAAGAAGATGAGACCGGATGGTAAGCTCATCGGCTGAACACTAACTAGCTCGTTAGCAATCAGACTTCCAAAGACGCGTCGTACGAGGGGGAACGCAACAGCGCTAAAGCCCTCGACATCGCCAGCAGCCATTGTGCTGGACTCACGGAGTAGTTCTTTTGCTTGGTTCTCAAGCAATCGAGCCATTCCGCTCCTTAGTTGATCTGTTTCAAGACCTTCAAGAAGACCCGTTTTTTCCCACTTAGAGAGGAGGGCTGCGCCCTCTTTCTGCATATCGCGGTTAACGATGCCTTCCGTCAATTTTTGTAAAATAGACATGTTTATTAACCTCCTTGAATTGTTATAGTTATTTTAATCCTGCTAGTCTTTTCATTCTATTGACCGCAGGGTCTATTAGGATTGCCTCGCTCCTATTACTTCTAATAATTGAAGAAGTGCGTTTACCCATGGCTTCGCGAAGTGACTTTGGCCCATCAGATTTATTAGATGTTCCCACTGCGCCCTGAAGGGCTTCATAGATAACCTTTGCTTCCTCAACGGAACTGACATTCGAAATAGCATCGACAATTTTATTCTTTTGTCGCTCATTCAAGGAGTCGCTATTCAAAACTTTATTTGTATAAAGTAGCTTGGCATTTGTTAGATTCGTTTCTAACAGTTGTTCTTTTGCTAAATGCAAAAGAGCTTTGAGTTCTTCGTTATTTTTACGAAGTACTTCGTTTTGATTCTGTAGTTCTTCTTCGGCCTCGTTAGTTTCTTCGGCCTCGTTTATTTCTTCGTCCTCTTCGACGGTTTCAGCCTCCTTGGCTGCAGCACCCTCTAGTGCATCCTCTGTGGCAGGATCGTTCTGCTCAAGGTGGCCGGTCTTGACCGGATCAATATCAACCTTTAAAGCCTCTAGAAGCTCTTCATCGATTTCGATCTCTTCTTCTAGCGCTGGCTCGGCTGGCATCGCTGGCATATCAGGGGCCGGCGGCTCCGGAGTTTCTGCGGAAGTATTTAATATATCGTCTGCAATTTCTTCAGATGGAGTGAGGTCTTCTGCGTCCATTTCAATGCCCTGAGCTTCTTCTTCTTCTAAGCGCTGCTTAAGCTGATCAAAATCGATTTCGATCTCTTCATCGAGGGCCGGAGCATCCAACTCTTCGTTAGCATATGCCGGCGGAACCTCTTCTATAAACTTAGATTCTTCCTCTTCCAGAATGGTGCCAACCACATTCTTAACTTCAGAAGAGTACTTCTCTAATATTGCAGTTTCTGCATTTTTTAACGCGGCTTCTTTGAGCGCGGAGGCATCAATTATTGCTTGTGCTAGCATTGAAGACATTACTATACTCCTAGTATTTTTGTACAAATTAATTAGTCGCTAAAGAGATGAAAAGACTAGAAATTTTAATGTGGGTTATTGACTGGTTATTTCGACTTCGGACAATAGAATATATTTTCGAAGGTGCAGCTATAAGTTGTGGCCTTCTAGGGCGTCGATTCTCGCAATTAAAGATTCTATTGCAGACTGTTGATTTTCTATCAACCCCTGCTGTTCCTTAATGGCTTCGATGAGCAGTGGGGCCATCTTATCATAGTGAACGCCCATGTATCCAGTGTTGTCATTGGTGAACGCTAGTTCTGGTACAACAGCGAGAACTTCCTGAGCTAAGGAGCCTACTGTTCTATCTCCTTCAAAGTCCTCTTTCCAAGTATGGTACACGCCCCTGAGAGAAATCACTTTGTTTAAAGCATTGTCAATCTCTGTAATGTTTTCTTTGAGTCTTTCATCGGAAGTGTTTGTGGTCAGTGTTCCATTTGAAGTGTAATGTAGGGCGCCGGCGGATGTAGCAGAGCCTATCGAGCGGAAGCGGGCGCTTCCATTGACA